GCGAATATGCGCTTCCACAAGTGCTTGCCAAGCAATATGATGTAATCATCTGCGCTTATGCTTCGCCCTATATGCCTCATGTACCTTATAGGCAAATTCTTGAGAAGAACCCAAAGGCGCGCTATGTTTGGCTTGTAAACGATCACGATGTTGAAGACAATCAGCTTTTGCGTTGGGGTGTAATCAATATGGGTTTAGTGTACGATATGATTTGCAACAATCCAAGAGAAGGGTATCGCCATTGGATCTTGAACAAGAATATCGCAAATAGAAAACTTAATGACTTTATTCACAAGTGGCTCACGGTTAATTTAAACTCTTTGATTATTGATCCAGACAGAACCCCAGTAAATCACTCAGACAAGAATGGGGTTATTTATTATGGCACTTACCGCAAGTGGCGCGCAGAATCTTTCAAGAAGTTCTTGACAAGGGGCGTTTTCCTTTCAGCTTCCAGCAAGAACTGGAAGAAGTTCCAAGCTCTTGGTTGCGATTGCAACTATATGCCAAAACTTGAATGGCAAAAGAATAACGAAGACCTGCGCAAATTTAAATATTCAATTTATATGGAAGATGAGCATACTCACACCAACTATGCTTTTCTTGCCAACCGTTTCTATGAGGCTCTGATGTCTGATGTTGTGATGCTGTTCGATGCCGACTGCGCTAACACGATCCAGAAATGCGGCTATAAGATCCCAGAGAGCCTAATCATCACCAACGACAAACTTAAAGATGGCTTAGTTACCTACGCAGATTCATTAGCCTTCCAAACTAACCTTATGTATCAGCAGCTTTTTTTTGATAAGGCTGTAGAAGAAAAGAATGAAGCTGTTTTACAAATCAAAAAGTTCTTAAACGCAACATGAAATACAAAGCTCGTTTCGTTATTCCGAATGTTTCCGCCCAAAAAGTTGGCGTCAATCTGACTTCGACTTATTTGGTTGATGTTGTTTCGGATAAAAATCCATTTTTATATGTGAATATTTTAGAAGGCGAGCTTAAAAATACCTGCCTTCTCGTAGAGCAGCAAGGAAATGTTTTCAAGGAATATTGCCTTGTCATTTCTGGCTGGATGAACCACAATTATTGGACGCAAGACTCTTACCTGTTTCAAGGCGCAATTGAACTATTCTCCACAAATGATAAAGTACTATAAGCCAACATCAACTTTTTCAGTCCTTGCTGACAACCCAAAGCTCGGACTTCCTTACCAAACAATCACCCTCTACAAAGATGAACCCTTTTCTGTAGAGAATAAACAAAAAGATCTTTTTGATTCCTCAATCGAATATTGGACAAATGTCCAAGGCTGGGTTCTCAAGATCACTCAAAACGAATTAGACAATCTAATCCACGCCTAATATGATGACCAAAAAAGAACAGGAAGAGAAAGTATTCTCTGAACTGTCAAAAATTAGAGATGATGTCGAAGGCTTTATCGGAAAAAAAATTACCCGCAAAAACTTCAAGAAAGCTATTGTCGAGTTGACGCAAAAAATTGCAGCATCAGAAAGTGATGACGATACTCCCGCTGATTTTCAAAAAAGAGTTTCAACTTTCTTTGAAGCTTGCCATGCCTGCCTTGGAGATGTTATCTGGTCAGAGCTTAAAGAAAAAGGGCTTGTCGTTAAGATTTGCTACGAAGACCAAGTGATGTCTATTTGGAACATTCCGATCAAAACCTTTTTTGTTAAGCAGGATAACTTCACGACTACTACAACACTAATGGCAAAAAGTTTGCTAGATTGCATGGTTGGCTTTTTCCTTAGTCCTAATCTCCGGTCTCTAGTGATGGAGGGCGATCAAGACGCAATTAAAACTCTTTATAATTCTTTTAATCGCCCATCCGCAAGTTCAACAATCATTAATCTAAAAATGATGCGGGATAATTTTCCAGAATTTTACGAACATATCACAACAAAGCTTGATGTGATGACTGTAGAGGACATGCAAAAATACGCTGCTGATAAGTTGAAGCGGGAAAAGAAAACTAATGTACGAAAGAAAAATCGTTCTATCAACCGAGCCTAGCTGGTTTGGCTTGGGCGACACTATTTGGTTCTTGCCTACAGTAAAAAAGCTTAGTTTAACTTTTAAGCAAAAAATCAGTATTGTCACTCAACACCCACAGTTATTTAAAAATAATCCTTATGTTGACGATATTTTTCGACTAAAGGATTTTGACTTTTCTTCTCAAAGGAGTAATCCATTTTGTTTTCGCCCGCTTAATGGAGCTAGCCCATTTTGGTTTAATATAAATATTAAGCAGTATATATCAAATAAATGCGGGTTTTCTCTTTCGCCAGAAGAAGAGCAAATTTTCTTCTTTTCAGAAAAAGAATTTAATATTGAATTGCCAAAAAATTATGTGTTAGTCAATGCTTCTAAAAGAGGCGTAGACAGAGACTTTGGTCAAGAAGGGTGGCAAAAAATTGTTGACGATTTAAATAAAAAAAATATTCCGGTCGTTGTTGAGGGTCCAGCAGAGCATACTTATGATTTAAACATAAGCAATGGTTTAAACTTACGCGGAGCCACCAAATCAATTAGCGAGTCTTGGCATGTAATCAATAACTCTTGTTGTTTTTTGACTTTTGATACTGGAATGTATATTTTGGCAGGGACAACAGACGCTCAAATATTTTTAATCAATTCTTATTTTGATAATCAATGGCACAAGCCTTACAGATGCGGATCGTATGATTATAAATTATCTGTGATAGAAGGAAGATGCTTTGAAAAATGCCTCGGTAATTTAAAATATTATGCAACACCAAATGGCCTAAGTCAATTTAGAGTTCAAACTTGCCCATTAAATATTAATTTTCGCTGTATTCCAAGACCAGAAGAAATTTCAGAAAGGATAATCAACTACTATGTCTCTAGAAAAAGCCATTAAATACAATAAAGAAAAGCGCAAGCCATATCGTGACTCCAAAGCTTGGGACTCTTCTTGCAGAAATCATGGAAGTTGCAGTTGGTGCGAGGATAACAGGCTTTATTCGGAAAAGAAGCGCAAGGCTTCTGCCAAAGAGCAGCTTGATCGCTATTACGATCACTACGACGAAGAATAATGCCTTATCTTAACGCAAATATACCTGTCTTTGCCGCCTATTTAAAAAGCGACTTTCTTTACAACGATGAGAACCAAATTACAGATTATGTTCTCTGCGAGGTTCTTGGCATCACAAGCTTAACAAGACGATGCTTAACCTTTCAAATAATGACAGAGTATGGGTCTCGTCACGACAGAGTGCCCATTCATTATCTTGTAAATGACCCAATCCATCAAAATTATCCACTAGATTGGCTCCAGCTTTGGGACTGCTATTCTAACTGCCTGTCTGTTACGAGATACGAATACCATAAAAATTCAACGGTTAAGATACAGCTAAAGAATCGTGAATGGGTAAATGGCAAATATTTGTTTACGGTTGATTGGCACGACAACCCAGATGCGCCATACGGCTACTCTGAAATGGCAGGAGGTCACAAATGCGGGCATCTAATATGGGGGCTGTCAACCAGCAACGGCGAACCTGTAAACCAACTGTTTTTCCAGCCAAATAATAGAATACTCTGGAAGGATGGCGGCGCATTTATTTCAAAGAAATTCGACAAGAGGCCAGACTGGAAAGTTTTTGACAAAGAATTTTCTTGTGAAGGCTCTAGTAAATGGCAAGCGGAAGATAATTGGGACTATTTCTACCAGTTTAATCATGAACAAGAATCTGATAAATAAGATAGTTGTATGTGCTTTGGTGGCGTTATTAGTTTTTGTTTACTTTTATAAGCCAAAGAAGACTGAATACGAAGTTTTTTATTTTAATAGCGAGCAAGAGTTAGCCGTTTCATTGCAAATAAAATCACTTCAAGCTGGAGGGCGTCCAGTCTTGGTCTTACCCACAGGATCAATGCGCCCGACCGTACAAGACTACGATTATGTTATTATTATCCCTCCTTCTGAGCAGCCGTATGACAGCATCAAAGAAGGCGATGTTATCATGTACCAAGCCGACTGGACGACGGACAATACTCCTGTGCTGCACAGAGCAGCAACCAAAGACAAGTGGGGCTGGATCATGAAAGGCGACAACCCAAATAATTCTTACGAAAATAAAAGTAGGGTTACGGCAGAGAATTATCTTGGCAAACTGCATTCGATCTATAGGCTGAAAAGCGAATGATCGAAGTTCAAATAAGTAAAGATATGGTCGAAGAGGCTCTCTACGCTGCTGCCCAAGTGCCGCTGTTGAGAAACTCTGACACTAATGGTCACGGGCAAAAGATCGCAGCTTTGAGTGATCTTATGGTGCAGAAGACTTGGGGCGGCAGAATCATGTCCAACAAAAGCTACGATTTTGATTGGATCTCCCCCAAGTTATTTTTATTTGAAATAAAAGCCAAGGAGCGCAACGTTGTTCCCCAGCCTTGGTACAACTGCGCGGTCAAAGACTACAACACCAAGCAGCAGTGCGATTACTATCTTTTCACCAGCATCTTTGGCGACTACAGCAGAGGCTGGATTCTCGGGTATATCAAAAAAGAAAAATTTTACGAGAAGGCTACGTTTTTTGCCGGTGGAGAAGTTGACCCCGATCCTCGCGGAGATAGATACGTTTTTCCGTCTAGTTGTTATAATTTAAAAGTTGAAGAATTAATTTGCCCATAAAGGCTTGACTCCTGAGATTTTTTGCCCATTTCTCCATCTATGCAACTAGCTCTTTGCTGCATCTCTAACGTTCTTGCCGAGCGCGGAATCAAGTTTCAGACTATGACTCTGACTCGTTTCCTTGCGCTGCCTCGCGCTGACGCTATCCGCACTCTCAGCGAGCGCATCCTCAACAACTTCATCGTTACCAATGCAACTATCCAATACTGCGCCAATTGCGGTATTGCTGGCTACCGTTTGTCGTCCTCTCTTACCCCTGTCATTGACCATCCTGACGTTAACCTACGTCTGCAAGATTTACCCAATTGGCCCGACCTTCGCGCCGCTCTCGACGCCATCTCTCGCACTATCAAGCTCACTGGCGTTCGTATCTCTGCTCACCCTTCAGAGTACATCACCTTGACCAGCAACGACGCCG